TTCTTTTATGTATTGCTTATCCATCTTAGTTTCCTCCCATAAAGATGTCTTTATTTTTAAGAGACCAGTCAATAAAGTCTCTAGTCTGCGTTAGTTTAGGGTGCAACCTCGTTGCGTCAGTTACATACACCATCTGAAACTCGGGCGACATACGAGAAATATATATCATATCTCGCTCGAACGCCTCGGGTTCAGTCGTCATTGACAACGCCGTCGCTACTGCAAAACTTACAGCAGGTTCGGTGGGTATCTCAATCTTGTTGGGTGCTAACCTAATTGAATCAATGCTCGGCATTTTATGCATTAAGTCTTTCGCTGCAACCCATTCAGCCGCAGCACCTTCACCGACTTTCGCTTGACACGCATACATATATAAGTCAGTCGGTAAATCTTTTGGCACTTCGGTGAACAGTTGAGTCCACGCTCGTTGAGTTGGATTAACAGAACGATTAGCGTCAAAGTCGTTGAGCAGTGCAGGTCTAAATCTTATAAACGCTATCCCTGTCGAGTCGACACCATTTTCTATTGCCCAACCACACCAATCGTCGACTGATGTTTCCATATCGAACTCATACATTCTATTGGATAAGTGGGTAAGCAGTTGTTTCGCACCTGCCCTGTCCTCTACCCTGTTACCTGTAACAATGAAACGAACATCTTTGTCAAGGGTGAATGTGGGTGTGTTCCTCTCTAAAAGAAATCCTGCTGCCCAAGTTTGGTGGTGCAGTGATGATTGAGGTAGTTCCTCGAGTATTATCAGACCTGCACCAGTTCCCTCTCGAAACTTATAGAACATCTCGGTTGGGTTGAATTGTGTCTGTCCGTCAGTTACAGATGGAACACCTGTAAAGTCTACGACATCGTGGTTGTTGACATGCACGACCAATATTCTGTCGTCCTCGATACCTAACTGTTTTCCTACCAGTAAACAGGCATCTGATTTTCCCATTCCCGGCTTGCCCCTAAAGAACGGAACTGCCGTTGGTGATTTTTGAAGTATTTTAGTCGTTACTTCAACGACTTGGTTAATTGATGGCATATTGCTATCTCCCTTTGTTGTTATGGGTTGGCACTATTGCCACACCCTCTGAGGAATTAATATCGCTGATATTAATTCTATTTCTATAAAGTATCACTCCACATCTGTCAGAGCAATAGTTTCTGTACCCACCACAGTATATTATCTGGTTAAGTTCTTCTGTGGTCAACCATTGAATGTCGTCGACTTCTGGTTCTGCCATAGTCTGGTGTTTGCTTGTAGTGGGTGAGTACTTATCGTCGTTGCCGAACCACATCTCGGACTGATAGTCATACACATATATAGGGAAGTGTTCCCCATAAGAGTATACGACATACAAGTCTTGCCCTTCGAAAGGGTTTGGTGGTTCTTTGGCGAATACTGTTTCGTTACTGTTCTTGAATGGTAAATGATAAGTAGTGTATTCGCTCATCTGTTTAAGTGTAATCGTGTCCATTACAACACCATTTGCTCATAGTGATAAAACCATAAGGCGATATACGCAAGACAGTATGTCATTGTCGCTAACATTATGTACTTGATTATCTTTGCGTAAATTCGCATTATTGTCATTTCAACCCTAACTGTTTGAACATTGTATCTATTCATCATACTTCCTCCTTAATATCGCCGATATTTGTTTTGGTTTCGGTCATTGCCCGATGAGTCGTGACTTGGGAATAAGACGCTTGAATAAGACAATCTAATAATGTCTTAATCCTTTGGTAGCAACTAATTGTTTGGTAATAAGACAATAAGACACAAAAAAAGAGAGACGACAGAGTAGCAAGAGAAAAGAGTGCTTTTTCGCTCAATCTATTACTAACTATGTTCATCTCTCTATACATTTATTTATTATGTCTTATTGTCTTATTGTCTTAATAGGTAGTTGCAACCCTATCTGCATAAGCATTTTGTAATAAGACAAAGTTGTGTGATATTGTCTTATTCGTTGTCTTATTGTTGCCGTCATTGCCCTATGAGTCGTGCCACTTGTTTTTTCTGCAAAGATAATATCGTTTGATACATTAAATAATATCGGCGATATTAGTTTCCGACCAGAATAAGCGACCAGACACACGAAAACCCGACCGAAGTCGGGTTTGGGAAATCGTGTTACTTTGTTACTGTACAACAGGGAAAACCAACTTCTCACCGAAAGCGATATACTGCTCTTTAGTGATGGCATATTCGTCTACATTTTTTTGTAGGTCGCCTTCTGCCGTTGGAACTGGTTTTGCCTTGATAGGTGTACGGAAGTAAAAATACTTGCCACTATCAATATCGGCTTGGGTGCAATGCCCCTCGCCATGCAACTTGGTATTCGCTTTTTTCATACGAAACTGCTCTGTGAGTTTTTCATCAGTTGCAACATTTAGTATGTAGCGTTGTGTAGTTGCTTTGTTGATACAAGTTTGACCTCGTGCAACACTTTTCATATCCGTACTAGCAAGGTTGGTTATGAAGTTAAGATACTTCTCAGCATCAGCACCAGTAACAATGGACGCTTGTTGTTTTTGCAATTCAACAACACTTTCAGCGTTATCATTCAGAGCCTTATGGTGATTAGTAAATGTAGTAGATGCTTTCATAAGCGTCTCTCCATTCAAGAACTAATATCGGCGATATTAGTTTATACATAGGTCTGAATAAGTCCTTATGAACTTATCCCCTATACTATAGGTATATGGTCGTATGGAACGCCCTAGTAGGGGTAGGGGTAGGGAACGCAGGAAGAAGTCATGACCACCCATGCTTATGTATCCCGTTCATCACAACCTCTATTTTTTAGATAGAACTCAAAATGAACCTCTTTAAATTATTGACAAACGCCCCCCTAAACGTGTACACTTCGCCCTATGAGCAACCCTGTAGACAAACTTACCAACCCCGATTTCGCCCACACAGCAATACTGTCTCGAGGGCAGCTACAGATGATTGAGGATGACCCGGCCAAGATGGAGACCCTCGCAAGGCTTATGGGAGCAGTCAATCTAGACAATTTGTTCCGCCACATGCAGAACCCTACAGTCAACCCAGCAACACGATTAGAGTTTCAAAAAATACTCAATAAAATGGGCAAACTAGAGCCAGACGGCAAAGCTGTCGTCGGTGTAGATGGTGGCCCCCAAGTAATCATCAACATAACCAGAGCCAAAGATAATGAGGAAGAAGTAGTTATCGAAGGCACCGTCGCTGCGATCGAGGCATGACAGAGCCCCACGAGATTAATTTTGAAGTAATTAAGTCGCTAGACGATTTTTTCTATTCAAACAAGTTCATCTCCTTAGCGGTTGGTCCAGTTGGATCGACGAAGACGACAGCCGGTATCATGAAAATTTTACATCACGCTGCTGTGATGGCGCCATGTAAAGACGGCATCCGCAGATCACGCGCTATCTGGGTACGTAATACCAGAGAGCAGTTACGTGATACATCTATACCGGAATTCATGAAGTGGATACCTGACGGTGTAATGGGCTGGTTCTTAAAAACAGAATACAAATTCGTCATAGAAGTAGGCGATATAGAGTGTGAGGTGTTATTCAGGGGGCTCGATGACGCAAACGACGTCCGTCGTCTGTTATCTCTTCAGGCTAGCTTCTTCATATTCGACGAGTTTCGAGAAATTCACCCTGACATTTTCAACGCAGCACAAGGTCGTCTAGGACGATATCCAGATAAAATGATGAACACCGTAGGTTGTAAGACGGATGATGGTGATTCAAATGCACATCTGTGGGGGATGACTAACCCGCCAGACCAGGATACATTCTGGGAGGACATACTTACTAAGCCGCCTGAAAACTGTCATGTGACGATACAACCGTCGGGGTTAGCCCCGGAAGCGGATTGGACGCAGTACCTACCAGATGACTACTACGATAATTTAGCCCACGGTAAAACTGAGGACTGGATAGCTGTGTACATACACGCAGAGTTCGGTAAATCATTATCTGGGCAGCCAGTATTTCGTGCGTTTGATAGACCTAGCCATGTTGCGAAGGAAGAGATACGGCCTATGTTCAGCGATGCTCCGCTACTGATAGGAATTGATGCGGGATTAACTCCTGCTGCAGTTATAGGTGAGTTGGCATATGATGGTAGAGTAGTAATTTATGACTCGGTAACTTCTGATGGAATGGGGGCGCTGAGGTTCGTAAGAGAAAAACTCAAGCCTTTATTGACAAATAAGTTCCCCGGAAGAAGATCGCTTGTTATAATTGACCCAGCTGCATTTCAGCGGGTGCAAACAGACGAGCGCACAGTAGCTGATATTTATAAAAATGAAGGTTTTGTAATAAAACCTGCTAGAACAAACTCAATTGCTGCTAGAATAGCAGCTGTAGAGAAATTTTTGACTAGGATAGTCGATGGTAAATACGGTCTTGTGATAGACCCTGCATCTGCAAGTTCATTAGTAAAAGCTCTTGCTGGTAAATATCGGTACAAGATAAATACTAAAGGGATGAAAGATGAAAAACCGGAGAAGTCCCACCCATGGTCTGATGTTGCAGATGCGTTTCAATATATGTGTCTACATGCCGACGGAGGAGAGGTATTTGGAAGTATGACAACTGCTAACAATCGTAGAGAGATTATAAAAGTATCG